TAGCGGTCTTGCCGCACTCCGGAAAATCGCACGTCACCGTGGTAAATTGGGTATTCTGTATCAATTTAATTCTCCTTGTGTTTGTAAATTTTGACAACCTGATTCAAAAATTCAACATACGAAAAATCTCTTTTCATGACATTACACATCGTGCAGCAAGAAACGCAATTCTTTATATTGTAACCTAAAGACGGATTTAATCTATCTACACCGTTTGCCTCTATTGGTTATAGCCGCTCTTCTTCATTCTAATTTTTGGACAGTCACCGCAATAATAACAATTTTCGGAGATCAGTTTTTCAAATTGTGTCCTAGACAATCTCCAAGAAATGTTGCGAGCATGGGCACTATATTTATAATAGTAGAGAAGCCCTCTCAAACTTGATTCTTTCTTCGGCGCTTTACTACACCCGCAACTAGTGCTACTCCCATCTCTAAGGCAAAATATCCGAACAAACTTCTCTTTGCCGCATTCACACTTTACCCTATAAAATTTGTGATTATCATTTCCCTTAACATGAAGAGGGCCACTAATTACAACCCAACTTCCGAATCTCTTCCCTGTCACTTCTATCTCCTATTAGTTAACTTCTTAAACCGTTCTAGAAAGCTGTATTCTACAACCTCGGGAACCATCTTGATAATCTCAACCTTTGCTGCGGCTCTGGTGTTAATGCAGACCGTTTCCAGATCGTTCAGTTCTACTCCGCCGTTCATTAGCTGCTGCCTCTCAGCTTCGAGCATCATGTTGTCTACCTCGTGGATAATCGCAGACTGATTTTGAGGAAGACCGAACTGCTCGCGTATAAGACTTTGAATATGATCTTCAATCGGCCTATAATAGGTGCCGCAATCGCTCATGTGCTTTAAGGGCCGGGACATGTCGTTCACATAAGACTCAGCCGCGTCATGAAGCAGAAACTCAAGAGCGTTTTCTTCTGGTACCAGATAGCTGCCGAGTAGCTCGTGCTGTGCAATCGAGTAATGGAACTTAGTATGCCCTGTCCACCGGCAAAGCTGGCTTCCGGCGTGCGCTATATCCCGAATGCTAATCATATCGGGAGTAGGATTCAGGATATCGAACGCGATACCCGTAAAGGTTTTAATTCTCGGCGCTGCTGCCGTTGTTTGCATTTTGTTCCTTTCTCTGTTCTATAACCCGATCTACGATCTTCTCCGCATCCGCTTTAGAAATTTTGTTTCTAAGAAGTATGATCTTGATTACCTCTTCACGAGCCATTCCCTCTCTTAAATAAACCAGAGCATCGTAGCACGAGCCCTCGATAGGATTTTCGACTACGATGCGCTCCGGTTCTTCAACGTCAGGTGACTCTACAACGCCGATAAGGTGGGTCGGTCCTAGCTTCTGCTCTATCGCTTCCTTCGCCGCTATCTCTAGGCGGCGAGCCCTAACTGTATCTGATTCGGCCATTATTTTAGAGTCTCTTTGATGAATGTTCTGATAACGTCCGCTACTATTGCGAATAAAAAGAACGTTAAGACTGGGTGCTGCCCGGCAAACTGGTAAAAGTTCATCGCTCCAAACCTCTAATGAATTCGGCTATCGTGATCGCGGCCTCTGCTGTATATGCCGCGTACTTCGACTTGATATAGAACTCGTAATTGTAGCCGTCAAGCTGGACTTCACTAATAAAGTTCGGGTCTCTGTCGGTAGTTATGAACGGAGAGCCGTCTGGATGCAGGCGAGTAACGTTGATACAGTGCCCGCCACGGCTGTTAACCCAGTCTGCTTCGTTTGTATACCTAACGTCTGTGATGACTGCTATACCTTTGAACGCGTCGATCTGGGCAGCAAGCTGGTCGATCCAGTACGTCTTTCCGAATTGCTCGCGGCGACCGTCTCCAACCTTCTGCAATAGGGGCGCGTCCTTTACAGTCATGCCGTACTCTTCACGGCAAACCTTATAAAGAGCATCAGCAAACTTGAACATCTTGGCTTCCGGGAACAGCTTCAAATCTGCTCTGTTTCCGTAGAAGTGAACCGCGTCAGCACGGCGGCGGTTATATATCTCTACAACCGCCTCGCCCGCCGTGTCTTTGCCTTGTCTCGCTTTGTGTCCGAATGCTAGCAGCATATTAGCTCCGTGCGTCCGGCCAGTAAAGCGCTGTAGTGCCGGGCATGAGGATTCGGTTTGTGCTCGTCGATTGAATGTAGATGTCCCAGTTGCCGTGATCTCCCGGCGCTAATCGGATCGTTCTGGTTGTCGGAAGGTTAAGCAAGTCTCTTGCTGACTGACCGGCATAAACTTCTCCGGTCTGCTTATTACGTACGACGATCAGCTTATAAGATTGAACTTTCTTCTCGGTCTTCGTTAGCTGGTAGAACGCGGTGCCCTTCTCATACTGTGACCCAGTTTTGAAGATTATGAAAGGGGCGATGTCAACCTTGTCTCTAACCGGGAAGATGTGAACTTCTTTAGAGATATTTGTCATCGTTGAAGCTACTTCACGCTTAGTTACGTTCTTCATATCGGCGTAGAAGCTTGTGCTTGCGCGGATGCCACGGCTGACCGCTCCGTAATAATTCGAGATGGCTGACCTCGTTACGACCGACGCTTCGCGGAGACCGCGCTCTGTCTGTTCCCACTCTTGAATATTGCCTGATGGGATGCCAAGAGATTCAAGGTTACGACCGTATCCGCGAGGAACACGGAAGACAAACGTCCAGCGGTCTGTTGCTTGCAACTCTTTGATCTTCTGTCCGAGTGTGTGCTCCCATACGTCAGAAGAGTTTTCTTCTCCGTCCGTGATAGCCATGACAAGGAACGTGACATCTTTGCTCTTCGCATCCGGCGTCTTCTCAAGAATTGTGATTAGCTCGCCTACCGCGTCGAACAAAGGCGTCCCGCCGTCTGTAGGATAGCTGGTAATCGGCTTTAGCCTGTTGATTCCGGAGTTGACCACTTCTCTTTCGACTCCGTTGCCGCTTAGCTTAACCGTTGATACGATTGTATCGATGTTATTTTCTTGTGCTGCTGTCTTAATGGCTTTGACCGATTCGTTGTAGTCTGAGATTGCCGGGTTTCTTAACGACGCCATCGAGCCTGAGTGATCTCTTGCTATTCCGATATATTGTTTCATGTTATTTCACCAGCCTCTTAGTCTCTCGGGTTGCATAACCGAATGCTTTAACTAATGTCGAACGGCGAGAGCCGTTGAGATAATAGACTTCTCCGGTCTGCGTTATCGAAGTTCCCTTTATGCGCTCATTGATGTAGCTGCGATGAAGTGCTTCTAGTTTTCTAAGTTCTGATCGTGTTCTAGCTGGAACGCTATTCCTACCGGCAATGCCTGCGCGTAGAGGACTCGATGTGCTGTATGCCTTGTTACGATTGTCGTCACCGTGGAATGAGCTACCGTGCTTGATGAAGGCATACTGTGTCGGTGTTCCCGGCATAGTCTGTTCATCAAGATAGACGTGAGGGTCTGTAACCCTCTCTTCTCGCTTCGGTCCTTTGACAGATTTAGAACCTGACCGACTATTAAGCAAAGCCAATCTTTGCTTATCTGTCGTAGCCTTCTCTAGAGCAGATAAACCACGCCTAGAGCGCTCTTGTGGTTTGGGGGTGCCTACGTTACCGTAAAGTCGGAAGCGCTCTGCTTCTATTTTGTTCCACTGTCTCGTTGTATACGGCCAGCGAACTAGCTGGTGCGCGTTTGCTGGCTTCAGATGAAGCAATCCAACGTTTCTAGCGGCAACAATTCTCTGCTGCCCGGTTGGGTTACCCTCGTTGCAAGTCCTGCAACGTCCGTGTCTAGACGGGATAGCATCTTTTATTTTACATACAAAACAGATAGCCATTATTTTATCCTTTTCGACCCCATCTCGAACCATCCACAGCATGAGGTACATTGCATTCTTTGCTTCTTACTTAGCGCTGTAAAGCTGAACCCTCTTCGCTGAACCTTATCTGATCCGCATCTCGGGCAATTCTCTTTCTTACCTTGATTCACTGTCGGATGCTGCGGTGCCCATGCCTGCATCTTGTAATACGCTTTCTCTAACAGTTCTACGTCGTGCCCGTTGTACTTCTTCATCTTCGCCCACGCTATCGGGTCTCCGGACATGCAACCTTTCCAGAGATGGAAGCCGGTGTGCGGAAGCTTACGACCGATATTCAGATAGTGGCCTAGATCATCTAGCTTGTTCGAATCGAACGCAAAAACTTTGCGAGCAATCTTTAAAGTGTCAACCGTCTTATACGGCGATGGCGGTCGAAGACCGTGAACTAAAAACCGGGTGTTGATCTTCGGTAGATCGAAAGAATCGCCGTTATGCGCGATAACGATATCAGCCCCGTCAAGAACCTGCCACAACTCTTGTACCAGTGCCGAATCATCCTCAAGATCGGCATTGAACCGCAGCGGAAAATCAATCAGTCCGCGTGTCGTAACTTTCTTATCGGTGCTCCACTTATAAGCAAACGAGAGCATATACCAGTCGCGCTTAAAGTCGATTACGTTCTGCTGCCACTTTCCCCATATCCATCCCAAACTCGGGGCCGTCTCAATGTCTACGAACAGTACCTTCGCATCAGTTGTTATCATCTTAGGGGCGTCCAGCCCAGATTCGCACAGCCTCTACTCCGACTGCGCCTACAATCAAGCCGACCTTGAAACCTTTCCAAAAAGATTTCTTAGCTTTGTCCTTCTCTAGCTTCACGTCGGCAACATGACTCGACTTCTCGTCTACTATTTGCGTGTTCAAGCCGGTGATTGTATTGTCCTGCTGGATGATTATCTTCTGATCCGTTCCTAACTCGGTTGTCAAGTTCGCGACTTGAACTTTCAAGACGGGAATTTCTTCCAGTGCTTGAACCGTTTGATTTGCCGCCTCGTTTGTTACGCCGGTTGTAGATTGGTCGATTGATGTGATGCTCCCCGGCTTTAAAGGTAAAAGCTCTTGCCACCTAGAATCTATTTCGGTCGGCGTCGATATGGCGTCTTTCGCTTTCTGCTTAACGAGCGCCGATTGCAAAGAAGAAATTTGATTATTTAGAATCGCGGTTTGCTTTGCCGCGTCCGATTTCATTTGAGATAGCTGGTCAGCGAGAGCCTTGTTCGATACCTCGTCGGTCTTTACTACCGTGGCCGCTTGCGTTGCTACCTTAGAGTCGTGTTTTAAAATTATATTCTCGATACCTTGACCGGCACGAAAGAGCAGGAACGACGCGAGAATTATGATGAGTAACTTCTCATGCGCCTTGATGAACGAGCCCCATGTTGTAACCCAGTGCTGCATAGGCGCGACTACCGGCGGTACCTGTATCGGTGCTGGTGTAGATGCCATGTATAAGATGCCTAGGTTGTGTCATGACTTCTTTAGCTTTCTAAGCGCCTTACGGTGCCTCTTTGTACCTAATCTGCCTGCGAATGTAAACACCTGTCTACCCAATGCTTTACCCGCTGGCGGGTCTCTCAGGTAGTCTACCGCACGCAAGATAAGCTTAAGAACATCCGGACCCCACTGATTCTCGATCTTCCCTAGCAACCGGTTACAGATGTTGCACAGCAGGCCGCGCACTAGCCCTGTCTTGTGACAGTGATCGGTAGACAAATGCTTGCCCAACGTAGCAACGCGTCCGCAGATCGCGCAATGATCGCCCTGATAAGCGCTGATCTTGTCCCACTCCGGTATTGTCAAGTTAAAGAATTGGAGAATACGCTTAGCACGCGCCTTTTCATCTGCCATATAGACCTCAGCAGAGGCCCCGGTTGTGTCATGAATTATTGAACATCAAAGTTGGGAGAGTCTTTTCGGACTCTCAAAGCGACTATGTTTCACCAGAGAATTTCTGAAAATTCGAGACCGGTTCTGGTATTCGAGACCGGTTCTGGTATTCGTAACGGTACGAACGTACCTCATTTGTGGTACAATGGTACCGTGGGAGTACTATCGGAACGGTATAAAGGTAGAGTCTGCCGCGCTATCTGTAGTGTTTTTAACACGATCCGACTCAGCCGGATAAAAGTTCACAGCATCCCCGTCACTGTACAAAAGGATGCCCACCAGAATCGCGTCGGGAGATATCAACTCCTTTATAGCCCTGATAATCCGGACGCACGTGCTGCCGGTAGACACAAGATCATCCGCTATAACGTATCTCTTCAAAGCGATATGCCCTTCATACTCATTACAGGACGCGCTACGCTCTTTATCCTTCCGGATGACTAGAAGCTCCTTCTTCATTACATAAGCCAGCAGGGGCCGACTAGAAGCCCGGAGACCCCTCTCACGGCTATGGTGTCGAAGTCTACACCTTTCAGCTTCTCTATTACCTGTTCGATTGTACGGTCGCAGTTGACACGTGGAACGATAGGCTTAAGGTAGGACGCGTGAGAGTGCGTCCTGACCACCGGTTTAATAGCAGGCGGCTTGACGCTAGCCGGAACCGTAGTCGGAACAAACGGATTCGGGTTGACGATCCTCGACGAGCGCAGTTGCGCTTCCATCTTCCGAATAGTTCCCACGTCCAGCTTCCGTGCTTCGGCGTATCGGACGTATGGCGGATCGTCTTTAAGTGGATTGCCCTCCCAATTTCCAATATACACGTCAACGAATGATGCGTCCGTCAGTGTCGGCGTAATAGCATCCGACTGACCGGGTTTCGTCTTCGGCTTCCGCGTGCCCTTCGGCGCACGTTTGACAGTAGACATGTCCTCTCCGCTCTAGGTATGCCATCTCAGGCTGAGACGGCTCCCCGCTTCCGTTAGCTGGCATATAGGGCACGGTGCCAGCTTGAATCGTACGCTTACATGCTATACAGAATACCGTCCTGACTACGCCTTCGATCAAAGAGAAATGCATACCCCTTCGCGAATGTGTAGACACCTTGCAATTCCTCTCTTTGAGCCTCTGGGATGCGCTCGAAAAAATTTGATAGTATCTATCTCCGGGCCATCCTCTGTCCGGTCGTAGACACGTTCCATGACTTCAATCTTTGTCACAGGCTTGTAATGCTTCAAGAGGGCACGTAGCTGGTTAGCCGCGTGCCCCTTGAATCTCTTAGGAATTTTCATTTGACCCCTTGACCGGTAATCGGGTGATATTTCGCGGTTACATCGGTGATACGCTTATTTCCCGGAACAAAGACCTCGATATGGAATCCGTCAACGTGGCAGTATACCTTGTACAGAAACCGGGTATCGTCGTGCCGGTCTTGCGAGACATAGATATTGCCGGTGCCGGGCTGACGGAACTCGCTGACGTATTCTGCCGCGCACCATTCGGGATCATTAACGCGAGACCCATATATGCTCTTCGATTGATTGACGCCGGACACGATATCCTCAAGGCGGCGAAGATCGGGGATGATGCTGTGCGGATATCCGTCCGCGTGCTGATAAAGACGAGCAGCAAGCTTCCGGTACCTTATTTCACTTGCCGCTGTATAGGTCACGGTATGCTCCAGTCCGGTGCGGCTGCGACTGGGAACCTTAACCGAAAAACTTTCAGAGAGCGGAGACGTGACCCACACCTTTTGAAAGATGTGATCGCACTTTAGTCCTTTTGGACCTTTGTTCCACTTCTGATCTTCGCAGGTGCAATCCCACCTTGCATCCGTGCCCTTCTCGTCTTGATCGTAATAGAATTCGATGTCCGCTGATGTCATTAGTTTCTCCTTTGAATTTCCTAGCAGTTCAGGAGTTGGGCCGGTGAGTTCCGGCCCGCATCCTCAAGCGTTAGGACTTCTTTAATTCGGCCATCTTCTCAGCCAACGTCCACAACGCCTTGTTCAGCTTCGTGGATTCGTCGATTCCGGAGACCGACCGAATCTTGCGTGACTTGAATCCGACGCGAACCTTACCGCCGCGTACGGCGTTTTCTTGAACGCGGTTGAACACTGACCAGAGGTCGCTTCCATTGTCAGCATACCGGTGGGGTGTCAAGAGCGCTTCCGGATTGAAAGTCTGGGCCAGAGTTGAGCCCTCTTCAAAGCGGAGAGTGTGAGCGGCCTCAGCGAGAGCAACCTGTTCAGCAAGGGTCAGCATGATGTGCTTCCAAGTATGGACAACCTCGATAGCCTTGGGAGCAAACGCCAGCATTTCGGCATTCGCTTTCAGAATGTCTTCGACGATATTGCCGACGTGTCGAACCTTGAAAGAGTTAATCAAGGCATCGGAAACGATCAATCCGTTCATGCAAGCGAACCGGATTAAACCGCAGTGTCCGGTATAGGACGACGTGCCGTCGTGAGAGTTGATGATGACCGTTTCGAGCGCCATATCGCCAACGTTGACGAGAGGCGTTTGCGAACGGAAGCGGATCATGTGCTTTGTGAAGTTTTCCTTCCCGGAAACGCGGGTATTGGACTGTTGGACGGACATCGGAAGAAAGCCAGCATCGCGCATCCCGTTGACAACTTCGATAGTGGAGACGAACGTGTACCGGTCAGACCGGTCAGAGTACGGTTGTCCTGCGAAGACCGACGGCGCTACCATCTGGATTTGCTCGTCTGTCAGGGGCTTCTGATTGTTATTCACTTGATCTCTTTTCTGCCGACTAGCGGCTCTCGATTTGATGTCCCTATTTTAACAGAAGCCTAAAATAAGACAATAGTACCTTAGTACCGAATTTAAACTGGTACGAAAGTACTACTCGACAGGAGTACTACAGACATGCCAGTTGGATGCAGAACATATCCAATGAGTTGTGCCCTTGTCGGTCTTGAATATAAGGACTCCGCCCTCTTCGATTGTTACGCCGGTTACGTTCTCAAAGTGTATTCTCTCTGTCCCGATAGTATAGGATACCTGTATCTTCTCTTTCTTTTTCTCTTTCATATACCCTCGATTCAAGTAGCGCGACGGCGACCCTTGTTAGGAGCCGCCGCTAGAGCGCTTTTATTGCCCTGCTTTCGCAGTCATCCGGGTCTTCGCTAGACTGACACTCTTGGGCAGCAGCACGCTAATGCTCTGGTCGTTCGATCATGCCGTCTAGTACGTTCCCTTGTTTCAGTCCCGCCCTCGATCCATGAGACCAGTTTACGGGAAGATTTTTCCTAGCGTAACATCGAAGTCGTCGATGGCGTCTTTTGCTTCCTTGAGTCCGACGCTGTAGCGTTCCTTGTATCGCTTTATCGCGTTGATCTTCTCTCCGCGATATAGATAGAAGATTATCTCGTCAACGACGCAGGGAACAACGTCTGAGCCTGCCGGTCGCTTGAAGTATTCCTTTGTCTCCGATGGCCTGATGCCCATCGTAGTTTGTATATCAACGCCGGGTTGCACCATATCTCGTAATTCTGAAACTGTTAGTTCGAGTTTCATGCGAACGTCACCAGTACAGGCCTTCCGTTAGGCAGCATTTCGCCGGTTGATTTTACTTTCTTGATGTGATCGCAGTGTTGACGTTTTGAAGTTCGAACAAACACCTGATCCTCACAAGTGCAGAACCATCGTTCTGTTACTCCGGGTTTGCGTATGTATGTCACCGTATGAAATTTTCCGGGCCGACTTCGACTCGGAACATTTGCATACAGCTTAACTGGATTGTGTCTATTATTCGGTTTGTGAATCTTGACACCATTCGTGCTGATTACCATTTGATACCTCGAATTTGGATTTACTCTCTGCTACCTATCGGACGTACGGCGCTCGACCATCGATATGACCCTTCATCATAATGTCGAGCGCGGTTGCTAAGATGACGCCCATGCCGTTAGAGCGGTTCATCTCTGCCTTACCTTGCCGGATGACTTCCGCTTTGATGGCCTTGTCGGACATCTTGCGGATGCGGTTGGTATAAGCCTCTGGACGCTTAGGCACCCAACCCGGATTTGGTGTCGGCAAGGTTGCCGGGTTAGCTGTTACCTGTTCGAGAATCTCATTTTGATTTTCCATCTATTCATCTCCGTTGGTCGCGATAAAGTGCTCGATTCGGGCAGCGCCGACAAAGGCGCGTTCTTTGGCTGATTTTGATTGAGTGTAAGCCTGCTGGTAGAATACAGGCCAATTTTGCTCATAGAAGAGGCGGTCCCGCATCTCCCAGTCGGTGCCGAAACCCAAAAACTCTTGAGAGTACTCCTGAACTGTTCGCCACTGCACGTAAAGCTTGTTAATGTTGCGGAGATTCTTTCCGATAATGTAACCAGCACCAGCGTAGCAGCACGCAGTCCCGCAAGGCGGTTGCTCAAGCTGTCCTACCGCCTCGTATGAGTTTACGAGACCTTCCTTGATGTTAAAGCGTTTCGGCTGTTTCAAAATAAAGGCCGAAATTTTTCGCAGTCTTTGAACTTGCTCTTTTGAAAGCATGGCTCTCCTTATAAGATGAAAGCTGCCGCGAGTACAATCAGAATTCCCGCGACTAGCCCGATTACGATTGACGTTCTGATTCTCATATGACCGCCTTCGTGTAATAAATTTGATCGTACTTTGCCGAGTCGTCAATTCGCTTGTTATATTCGGTGACCGCGTTTTCACGTTCGACGAGTCCAAGATAGGCCACGCCTTGCAAACGTCCGTGCTTATATTCGACAATTTCAAATCCGGTCGTGTCCTGACGGAGCGCGATAGAGTAAAGGTTACCGCGAGTTGCCATGTGATACAAAGTCTTCATTAAGAAAGCCTCACGTCATAAGTTGTGGAGCGGTCGCTAAGAACTGTCTCGATTAGACGGAGAGTAACATTCATTCCGGTGCCGTCTTCTAGATAAATGGTCTCGGCATCCCGGTTGCCGGATAGCGCGACAAGAGTGTCGATGGCTTCTTGTAACTCTTTCAGGTTCGAACATTCGAGAGTTTCGATAATCTTTTTCATAAGTCTCCTTTAGATACCCGCAAGAAACTGACTGTATCAGACACCGCGTCCGATGTCAAGAGTTTAGAAGCTCTATGCTACGCGCTCCGCCGCTTTCAGGCTCACGCGGATGCTGGTCACGTAACAAATACAATCAATTTCTTGCGCGTATCTAGTTAAGATACGCTACGATCTCAAACCGGCCAGACTCCATCTTGTGATACGACATCGAGAAAAATTTTCCCGCTCCGACGTGCTCGTGAATCTTGCTATCGGTGCCGCAGTAGATGCCCGCTTCGGTCGCATCAAAACCGTTCTCGACTAGCAGGCTGTCCATTTCGTACACCGGGATATAATCCCAATACTTGAGACCGATAGCGTAAAGGCCGTCGTTCACCTTTTGCGCTTTGCGCTTAATCTCGCGGTTGCGGTCGTTGACTTCTTTTTGTCTGTTCATCATGTAGAGATTGTCTCACAAGCCTAGTACTAATTGCAATAGTACTTTAGTACCAAATTAATCTTGGTACTTAAACTTCTCCATGCCCTCACTGATCGCGACCTCTAACGCCGCTAATGCCTGTGAGTCGAGAGGAACTGAATACCGGCCCTGACCTAGCAGGGTGACTAGACGGAGACCGTCTTCGGTTAACAGATTAAGATAGACGTGTTCTGCGATTTTACGTGCCTTGCTCTTGCCCATTGAGTCTGCCATGTTTCTCCTTATATGTTAGAATATCCAAGATCGATTGCTACAAGCTGGCCGGATTCTGTTACGCGAAAATTTCCTGAGTGCATATCACCGACGCCGTAACCACTAAAGAAACTCCTGAGTCTGTTGAACTCGTCATGGTGCTTGCCGCACTCGTCAATGGCGTCGGGGTAGTATCTTGTTACGACGACACCGGTCTCTTTGTTTCCGTAATATAGTGGCATCAGGTGCGCCGTGATCTCTTTTGTTTCCTCGTCTTCACTAAGATGCACCGTTTCCAGAAAGCTAATTTCCGATGCCGACTGGCGAAGATCATACCGGGACTTGGGATCATTCGGAATCTTGACTACCAGATTCTTGCTGATCTTATACGCGCTCCGGGAGCAGCCTGCGCCTAGGAATCGAGGAGATAATCCGAGAGATTGAATATCTTCGACGGTCTTCGGATGCTCTTGTTCAAATAAGTTGACGATATCGCGGTCGGTCATGTTATCTCCAGATGACAAATATGAGAAACATTACTAATGATACAACGCATACCGCAGTCCAGAATATGCGGAAGACCATCTTCATATCGACTCCACCTTAAAAATTTGTTCTATATTCTTACGCGCTCCGTTGCGTACGGCATCGATGATAGTTCCATCGGAGACTGCGAACGTGTGTCTTTTGACGATAATGATATAGTTACCACTGGGGTTCGACTTAATGAATTGGTTAATCGTAAACCGGCGCTGGAATTTCCCGCAGCATATAGCCAGGTCAGGCTTGTCGCAGTTGATCCAATCGAATACGCACGTAAACTTGAGACCGTTAAACGAATCGAGACGCGCTATCTTGCGCATCCACGGACCAAACCTGAATCCGTCGCGATCAACGCGGCCCTCTTGTTTCAATAGAGCGTGAGCTTCGGAGTACGTCAATGGTGTAGCATTTGCTAATGCGCATACGGTACAGTCGTTCGTCTCATTTTCGAACCGGCCAGCAGGATGCTCACGTTTAACAGGCAGCATTGTCTGAGTCCTGCGTTTGTATTCGTATGGAATATCAATGCCGATAGACCGCGCTAGAGTCCTGACTGCCCGCGCCTTGCTAGATACAACGCCGACAATACCGTTAGTCTTCCGGATATACCATCGGTTTGAACTAATGCGTTCGATGTGCGCTATCAGGTTGCCCTCGTGACTGAAAGCGTACCTGCTTTTCTCATTGCCGATTACGGGAACGCGCTCGATCTTCATTAGTACACCTTCCCTATAATGAACCACAGTCCGAATGACGTTCCGGTCTCGTATGCTAGTTGAACGCGGTCTCCGGGTTTGAACTGTTCACCAGAGATTCCCGGACCGGCGCAACCTGATTGAGCTTTGGCTTCCGGATTAGAATCGTACATGACACGGTATTCCATGCCGAATGAAGTTCGAACTGGTTTTGAGTCGAGAATGGTTCCGTATACCATTTTACGCTCCTGATTTGAACAGTGTCCGTAACAGTATTTCTGATTACAAGGCAAACGTGGAGTGCAAGACACTACTTCACGCTTCCCGGAACGATAACGCCGTCCTTGACGATAGCTGACGCGTACCATGAGTGGGGCGCTGGATAGTGCGGTCCTTCTAACGCGATGCGACCGTCGCGAGTTGCTGGAAACGGCCCCGGTTGAAAGGTTGTCACCTGCTTACCGGATGCGACCGCTTCCTTGAGCGCCTTCTTTGTCTTGAAGTCGATGTCGGTGTACATTTTCGATGTCCTCACTTTCTAAAGACATTTTACTTGAGGCCGTGAAATAGGGCAATAGTACTTTAGGTTCAATCTGAGTAGTACTCGCTGATCTTGTTCGCCTCGGCCATCAGCGGTTCGAGGTTGGTCGTATAATCGCTGATAACGTCCCATCCGTCGTTACCGTATACAAAGAAGACCCAACCGACGATCTTGCTATTCTTCCACAGATACAGGTGCTCTTCGTCGGTCTGGAACATCGCGTTGAGAATGCTAGTCTGATCGAACAGAGGTTCGGTCTCGTCTTCGTCACCGCCGTTATTAATGCTGATCTCATAATCGGCGTCGAGAGCGGACTTGATGAATGCGGTTGCGATTTTACGCTCGACCTCTTGTCTCATTTTGACTGACATTACTGGCTCACCTTCATCCGGCGAGGATATCCAGCGATCCGGTAATAGCAGAAGGATGCCGCGTTGAGCAGGTTGCGGTCGTATGCGATGTCTCCGAGAGTTAATCCAATTGCTCGAATGATCCGTGTCATGTGTCCTCACTTTCTAAAGACATTTTACCTGAGCCATCTAACAGAGGCAATAGACCGTTGGTACTCTTTTGATAGTACCTTAGTACGGTCGTTCAGGCTGGTACGAAGAGAGCGCCTTCTTAAGCTCTGCCCTGATGTCTAGAGTTTCGATGCTCCAGCCCTTCGATTCATATTCGCTTTGGATTCTCAGGATAAAATCTATCAGGCTCATCTGTTCGATGAATGACCACGGTTGAGGAACGATTGGCTTATCGATAGGCTTCGGGCCGAGCACGACAATAATCGGGTCTCCGGGGCGTCCTGAGCCCTGCTCGTGAATCTCGTTCTCTGATATCAGTTGATTGTATGCTTCTCGTCCATCTGGAGTGCTATACCTATTGCGAAGTGATCTTCGGGTGCGGTTGACTGATCCGCCGGTTGATTCTAGCATTACAGCATTGGTCTCGAACTGCTTAATCGACGTGATGATCCTCTCTTTCAAGTCTGATACTGTCGGTTGGTTACTCATTAGTTGGGGTCTCCTGTGCCCATCTGGAGATATTATCATCGTCTCATACATGTGTCAAGAGGCATTTTAATCTGGTGACAGAATTCTGTTCAACTTCATACACATCCAACTTCATACACATGCCGTTCGTGCAATATACACATGGATGGAGTTGAACTCCATTCACATGTATGTGTCATACACATGGATGGAGTTCAACTCCATCCACATGTAAACAGAGTCATGGTCATGTGTATGTAGCCAATACTGGCGCGGGTCAGAGGCACATTCTGTCACCAAAGGGGCATTCCTAGTAAGACGAGAGAAATTAGCTTAACTTTGCTTAATTTAACGCGCTCGACTAATTATAATAATTGAGCGTAAATTAGACTAAAATAGCTAAGTCTTTTATTATCAATAATAAAGGGTCACATTCGTTATACATAAGAGTTAAACACGGTAATCTCTCTCGTCTTTGACAGGCTGGTGACAGCATTCTGGTGACACTATCCTCATACACTTCGAAAGTAAAGCGAAGGCCAATGGTACAATTTGAGGGTGATCCGCGCTCGACACGCGACCGCGTTAGCGTTCCGGTAACAAGATGCCTCTTAAGCTAATCCTATCGTTCAACTGGCATCATCGTGCCGGTTATGCGCTTGAGGGCATCCTAACAAAGATAGCTTGCTCTCAAGAGCAGGTCATTCAGTATTCTTGAATATTGAATGAGGTATTTCCCGCAACGCATAAGATCAATTGAATCATGCGGTTAATCTATAAACGATAAGTCATGACACAACCTAGGCATCTTATAGGTGGGCGTCAGATCAACTCTGGGACAATACCGTAAAGCCGGGCGTGTGAGAATCTCTCGACCTTGACCTCATAACATAAGCTGGACCTATTGCGAATAACTAACGGCCCAAGACCAAGAGTCTAATACACTTAGCCGCAACGCAAGAGACGAACAACGTTCGGACATTTTCAATACCAAACTCACATAAATAATCGAAAAATTTCGAAATATTTTGCTAAATTCTTTGTTTTCAACGATTTAAATGAATTGTGCGCCGCATTCGGTGTGATTCAATAGCGTATTGAATAACATTTGCTGCGCAACCGACTCAATCGAGAGCACTTCGCGCAATAAACCGGCGCAATGAAGTTAGCTCGCGGTTCGGCCATGTGATTGCTGTGTCTGATTCTAAAGGACTTAGCGATTGGCCCTCGACTTGCTTAGAGTACTGTGAGTACTAGTACCTCTGTATGTCGTTGAAAAGAAATGACTTAAAGTCCTTTGGGTGGAGTACGGTCGCCCCATAGCCATCCCTGAGCCAGTTGCATTTGCCTTGGCAACAAGAAATTACACGCAGGTACGCTATTTCGCCTGTAACCTATACTATACACAGGGGTTACGGGCAGACCGCCCATACCCGGCTGGTCCGTATGAAGAAGTACAGTATCTCCACCGCCGCCAGGGGTTTAGCACGAGCGGCAAAGCTGTGGCCGTCTTCATACGTCAGAGTTTTTCGTATCTGGACAGGGCTCGACATTATGCTCGTCAGGGTAATTAAGACTGAGGGAGAAGAAAATGATTCACGGAATACTTTTACTTCTAGCAGCATCGGCAGCGGGATTCGGAGTAGGCCGCATCAAGAACAAGGCGAAGCTGGCAGCGGCACAGGCCAAGCTAGCGTCATACGAAGCATCGGTGAAGGCAGTCGCGACGAAGGTCGAGACATCTGTTGCATCTAAGCTATAAAATAAAGCTTGACAAATTCCGTATCCGTGGTAGAATGGTTTCAGGGTCGGGAAGGCAGAGCACGATTCATATAGCGGCAGTATGCTAAGCTTGTACCTTAGTCGCGGGCGTTCGAATCGTCCATTGTGCTCCAAACATTATGGTGCCGAAAGACAAACTCGGTCGGGATATAACGGTAGGCGACTACATCGTCTACTCTTCTGCTCTCGGTCGTTGCGCTGTCCTTAAGATTGGAAAGGTTCTGGCTATTAAGCCACGGAAAGATTCGTGGGATAACAAACCCTGTTGGTCAATTACCGTCGTCGGAGTTTACGACTACGGCTGGAAAGATAAACCAGAGATTCAGAAGAAAGGAACTTTGCAGTTTCCGGATCGGACTGTAGTTGTCAGCGGAGCGGCGATACCTGAAAAATATTTTGAACTTCTGAAAGATTTAGCTTGACAAATATCAGAAGTCGTGTTAGAATGGTTTCATGATCGAGTAACTCAGCGAACAGAGTGGCTCTCTTCTAAAGAGTCTGTCGTGGGTTTGAATCCCACCTCGATCTCCAAGTTTAAGTCCTACGAATTTTGTAGGCGGAAGAGCCCGGAAGTCTAGGTTCGAATCCTAGTACGGCGGGTAGCCTAACCGTGTAGTTTATGTAGTTTAATGGTAGAACGCCGGGCATGATTCAACGGTGGATGTCGTCCAATGGTAGGACAAGCGACTGTGACTCGCTGAACGAGAGTTCGAATCTCTTCATTCACCCCATATTACGGGAAGTCTGATAATGGTAGTCTCTACGTTTCGGATACGTATGGCCCGAGTTCGATTCTCGGCTTCCCGACCATCTATGTCTCAGTCAAGCAGGGCGTATCACAGAAAGTGGTACAAAGAGAACAAAGAAAGACTAGCAGACTCTAAGAATGCTCGCGTTGCTAAACGGCGTAAATTTCTTAAACGTATAGTCGATCAGATAAAACTGATTTGCGGTTGTAGAGTTTGCGGATACGATAAGCACCATAGCGCACTTTGTTTTCATCACAGAGAACCTGAAACTAAAAGTTTTGATATATGTACAGGTATAGCTAGTGTCAGTGTTTTAACACTTCTCGCAGAGATAGCAAAGTGTGATGTTCTCTGTGCTAACTGCCACGCTATACATCATTCTTTAGAGATATAAGTGGACGGACGACGGCACGCTTTGGGAGCGTGAGCACCCGGTTCAATTCCGGGTATCTCTACCAATTATGCAAGAGACGATCACGATTCCGGTTATCTTTGTCAAGCTAGCTGTCATCCCGCTCCTGATAGCGGTGATGCTATCCTCTTACTGGCAAGTCTTGAAGTTGTGGGATAAGCTCGACGAACGAAGAATTTTGAGACGAGCGGCTAAACAAGAAAGAATGAATCGTCCAGAATAATTATCGGTTGCTGGTGGAATAGGCAGACACACCGTTCTCAAAAAGCGGCGAGAAATCATCCCGGTTCGACTCCGGGGCGACCGACCAAGATTAGAAAGATAATAGGAGACGCTATGAAAGAATTTCAACAATGGTTAAATGACATGCCGGGGTTTCATCTGAGCGCCAAAGATGCTCTGAAACTTCTGAGACAATTCACAAAGAGATTGAGTTATTTAACTAACCCTGTGTAATTATAGGCTGCTGATGGAATGGCAGACATAGCGGGCTTAAACCCCGCCGGGTATAACACCCCATGCCGGTTCGAATCCGGCGCGGCCTACCAAGTTTAGCGGGCTCTGAGGTTAGGTAAGAGAGCGTTCAGAAGATGTTGCCTTGTCCTAAACAACGCAACTATGCTCGCATCCCGCTATTAGTTTATGCGCTGCTGGTGGAACGGCAGACACGCCAGTCTTAGAAACTGGTCTCGAAAGGGGTGGGGGTTCAAATCCCTCGCGGCGCACCAATTATATAAACGGCCATCAAGCAAGTAGGCCACGGTCCTTTCTAGGAAGAGGCCAACGAAATATACTTGCCCAGATTTGAAATGTATTGCACGGAGTAAGACACACAAATGTCAGAGCAATACCATGCTCCTAGCGTGCATACATCGAAACGCTGTCCCGATTCCCTCAAAAGGTAGGACGGGTAAAGCCGTGGCGTTATAACGGCATTAAATTTCGGGCGACTAGGTAAACGGGATACTACTAGTTTTGCACACTAGTGTTCGGGGTTCGATTCCCCGGTTGTCCACCATAGCAGGGAGAATGGGATTCAAGGCGGTCTCATAAGCCGCTCTACGCGGGTTCGACTCTCGCCTCTGCTACCAATTTTCTGATGTTCGCTGGATGCTTCGCAAGTAGCTATTGCGATCAGCGCCAGCCGGTTCGACACTACCGAGAGCATAAAGCGTTGCGAGTGTCTAATCTTTTAAGCAAAGGACAATAATGAAAAAGTTCATTCTGAGTTTGCTGTTAGCCTTGGCACTAATGGTTCCTAGCGCAAAGGCGCAGACCAGAGTCCTTCTCGGTTTATCTGGATCGAACGAGTTCAATAACATGAGCGCGGGAGTTTCAGCCGGACTTGAGGTTCCTTTTCTTCACCGGTTCGAACTAGATTTAAACGATACCTACTCTCCGTACGAGACACACGTAGGATTAGGAATCGGGCACGCGAACATAGCGTCTGCTGGCGGAACGGTCTGGCTTACTGATAAAGTCGGATTGTCCGGTAAGCTTGAAGACAGCGGATACAGCGTAACGAAGGTAAGCAAGACCGCAGCGTACGCTCTAGCTGGAGCAACTGTTAAGACTTACGTTCTCGGCTTTCCTTCGAGAGTAAGCTTTGGCTACACTCAACAGTTCAACAACGGTATTACGAACGGCGTTGAGACATCGCATCTGACCGGCGGATATATCAAGGTAGATACAAGATTAGGTTGCACCGGCGCGGTATGCTACCGTGGCAGCGAGCAGTTTGCTGCCGGGCACGTTCTGCAACAGGGCAATCCGGTTTGTGACGGAACAGAGGGCGCGGTAACGTGCCCACGCAATACATCTTTCGGCGTCGGAGTATCGCTAACGTTCTCGATTGAATTCCCGAGACGACGTACGACAGAAGACAATTTATTTTAATCCTCATTTGGTGTAGTGGTCGCACTCTCGCCTGAAACACGAGCAGTGTTCGTTCGATTCGAACAGTGAGGACCAGTTTCTAAGCGGGATTGATGTTAACAGTAGCATGTCAGTCTTCCAAACTGAATGTGTCGGGGCAGAGCCGACATTCCGCTCCAATTCTGTGGCCCTAACCCGGTGTGTAAACGAAAGGGCGGGCATCCCAGATCGTTAGGTTCATGGTGCAATGATAAGCATCCTTTCCTCTCACGAAAGGGATACGGGTTTGATTCCCGTTGAGCCGACCAGAGGCAGAGACGATAACCGAAGTTATTCTAGACAATGCTTCGGCTCCAAGAACTGCCAAACGATTTTGCAGGACTAATATAGTGGCATTATGCATCTCTCGTAAAGATGATACAAGCGTTCGATTCGCTTGTCCTGCTCCACGCCGAAGTAGTTTAGTGTTAAAACAGTTCTTTGGTAAAGAACAATCGAAGGTTAGATTCCTTCCTTTGGCTCCATCGGTCGCAGGTGTTAGAGGCAACATACCAGCCTTTTAAGCTGTGGGTTCAGAGTTCGAGTCTCTGGCGACCGACCAACATTAGAGGTAATATGGCAACGCATTCGATCAGCGGTAACGTAGGCGCGGGCACTGTAGGTGAGATTGTTTACATCTGTCCGGTAGGTGATTACTCTTTTCCTACACCGGACATGACTGTTGCCGACGCAAGCAAGAACTACTCCTTTACCGGTTTAGCTGATGGCGTTTACAATTTGTATACGGCGGCACAGCCGTTAGCAATTCAGCAGGTAGTTCTTTCCGGGAACAATGTTTCCGATGCGAACTTCGCTAAGTAATTTTCGGACGCGCTCGCACAGAGGTTCCCGCTTACGGTACATCTTTGTGGATTGCTAAGACGGTCTAACCGTAAGATATGACCGGAGTCCGAATTAGTTTGACGACAAGTAATCGTCCGGAGTGGACACTACTCCGCAACAACAGATGTCAAATTTCGGATCGCAGGTGTTACGGAAGCATACCACGCTCTTAACGTGCGGGGACACAGTTCAATTCTGTGGCGATCCACCAATTTATGAAGAGAGCAAACCTCATTGTTGTCGTTCGGCACTATTTAGTATGGGACGAAAACGGGGTTGTAAAGAAAGAACCTGACGGTGAAACAGGATATACTTGCCATTCCTTTCACATGAATTTTGATGGTACTGTTACCTTCTTCTCTTCCGGGCGTCCTTACACATGCCCGCAGGATGATGTTATAAGAATCGAGTATAGTCCGAACGGCGCAACATGGTGTTCGGAATGCGATCAGAATATTGAACAGTTTTCTTTTGCTCCCGTGGTCTAATTGCAAAAGGCGCAACGCTACGAACGTTGTCGATGCGGGTTGGAGTCCTGCCGGGAGTACCAGTTTATTGCCGTGTAGCTAATTGGAAGTAGCGTCCCTCTCCTAAAGGGAACAAGGCGGGTTCGATTCCCGTCACGGCATCCAAAGTTCGGCATGGCGAATTAACGCCTCAAGGCATATTAAAGCCTGAGATTGTATGCCGAAAATTTTAGCCTGCTATGTCAACGGCAAGACTGCCTCTCTTACAAAGAGGCGATGAGTGTTCGATTCACTCGCGGGCTACCAAATTTAGTCTCGTAGCACAACGGTTAGTGCAGCAGCCTTATAAACTGTAAGCTCTAGATTAGAGCGTGATGTCGGTTCGAATCCGACCGAGACTACCATCTTGATTGTGGTGAACTAGGCTATCGCTGGAAACAGAGGAAGTTCGGGACACACGGGTCAAGTCATCGTGGAAGTTGCGAGCGCAGCAATGCGACGGGTAAGGCTTCGTAGTCGGTTGGGAACGCACCGGTCATCCGGTCGAGCACCATCCCGGCTCATTCAAGCGAAGGCACTCCCTGACTGTGCAATCTCAAGTAGGCCGGTAGATCGATCCAATCTTTGACCGGCGGGTGAGAGCAAAGATGAATGATAGCCCTCGACAAAATCCCGGCTATTGTTCGCCACAAAGTTTCTATTCTCGGGTAGTGTAAAGGTTAGCACGCATGGCCGATAACCGTGTAGTGAAGGTTCGACTCCTTCTCTGAGAACCAATTTGGGGTTGTGATGCAATGGTAGCATGACAGGCTTTCAACTTGTTCATGAGAGTTCGATTCTCTCCAGCCCTACCAAATTTTATGACACAAAAGCAAAAGATCGAACAACTCGAAAAGGAAGTTGCTGAACTGAAGATGAGAGTTCAGTTGCTCGAAGCGCGTCCGATGATTATCACCTTTGCGCCACAAACGCAACCGATTCCTGCTTCGCAGCCTACGGTTTATCCGCAGCCGTATTACGTAGACCCGATTTACCCGACGGTTATCTGTCAGCATCAACAGAACACAGCGTCGATGTCGAGTCAGCAAACAAGTTTCTTGCAATAAGATTTTGGATAGGTCGTATAGCGGCAATTACACCAAGCTGTAACCTTGACGGTCCTTGGACCTACGCACGTTCGAGTCGTGCCCTATCCACCAAATTTTTCTGTTGGCACTTCGTCTAACGGTAAGACGCTCCGCTGTTAACGGTGAAGATGTAGGTTCGAATCCTATGGTGCCAGCCAAATTTTTACGGTGATATCGCGTAGAGGCCAATCGCGCCGTCCTGTCACGACGGACTTATCGCGGGTTCGAATCCCGCTATCACCGCCATACGGCGTTCGTCAAGTGATAAGACTGATGTCTGCAAAACATCAAACAGCGGTTTGATTCCGCTACGCCGGTCCAAGTTTCTAGAAAGAGTGCTCAGACCCGAACGTCGTAATAGGGCGAGCCCGCGCACGGTTGGCAAGATCGCGCCGACACTCATACGACTCCAATTTAGGCTGTAAGTGTTACGGAAGCACATTCGCCTCCAAACCGAAGAGCGGGAGTTCGACTCTCCCACGGCCTGCCAAATTTATGAAAGAACTGTTTGATTACTTCGAAGCAAACTGGAATCGTAAGCCATATCCAGTTATCGATCATGCGCTTCGGATTGAAAAGCTTTCAGATGGAACTTTCCACTTCTATATCCATCCCGCAAACACGGATGGTGTGACGACTCATTTTATTTCATCGTCTGAAAATTTGAAGTTAAGATAATGGAGTGGTGCCGAAACGGTAGCCGGAACAGTTTGCTAAACTGTCGTCCGAAAGGACGTGGATGTTCGAGTCATCCTCACTCCGCCAATTTGTACCCGATAAATCGGGCCTGATTCCGGCACGGCGTCGTCAAAGCCGTAATCGCCTTCATGCGAGTGCCGACGAACGGTACTATATTCCGTTGCGGTCGGATTGAATATTCCGGTGATAAGACCGGACGTGCGGTCCCGTACGAGACGGTTGAAACCCGAGGGCGATTATTTGGAGCGCAGCAGGCAACGGTGCCTAACGATCTCGAAAATCGTGACACGCTTTAGCGTGACAGTGTTCGACTCACTGGCGTTCCGCCAAATATTATGGAAGGCAGCGGGCAATGGTGCCTACTCGTCCTGAAAACGATGACACGTTCTAAATGGGCGTGACAGAGTTCGATTCTCTGGCCTTCCTCCATTTCTATTCCGATGTCGTCTAACCGGTAGGACGACGCTCTTTGAAAGCGTGAATCTAGGTTCGAGTCCTAGCGCCGGAACCAATTTCTACTGGGTCATAGTGTAAAGAGCACGCCGTCCCACAGGGCGGAAGTGGAAGAGTAGCGCCTTCGTTAAACCCAACCAATTTCAATTGCGATGTCGTCTAATCGGTAGGACGGGGCTCTCTGAAAGCTCTAATCGTGGTTCGAGTCCACGCGCCGCAGCCAATTTAAAGCAAGTCTGCTCAGTAAACCCAAACGGTTTATTGAGCATTTCTATTTAGGAGATGTATGTCAACTACTCGGGCTCAAAACGTGTGGGAGACATCGGGCGGCTCCGACTTTCTCCAGATGATTAACGAGGGAGGTTCAGCGATGGGCGGAATAGACGCAAACGCTAATCCATTCGGCAACCTTGCCCCGTTTAAGAAAGCTCATATAGGTGTAACCAGTTCTCAAATTCTCAGCTTAGCAACAACCCCGATAACTCTGGTGCCTCCGACCGGCGCAAATTCTTTTGCGAATGTTATTGTCGTAACCGCACAATATAATTTCGTAACAACTCCGTACACTATAGTCGGCGTCGGAGAGGTAGACTTTACCATCGGTCCTGCTCCTGCTAGCGCACCGTTCTACTTTACTCTTCCTACCGTGGGATTTGTCGATCAGTCGGCAAGCTATATCGCTCAGGGAGTCTCTACCTTAAACCCTATCAAGGTCTCGGATTTTGTAAACCAGCCTATCGTATTAGGACTTACCGGCGGCGGAAGCTTGACTTTAGGAAACGGTAATCTGATATTAGAAGTATATTACAGTATTGAATCAACTCAGTAGTACGGAGAAGATATGGCGGCAACAAACGGAACTATGTTAGGGCAGTTTTTCGGACCGAGCTTGCTTGCTGCGTTCACTAATCCGACTAAGTATGACATTCTGCAACTCGTCCAAGTTCCCGGATACAAGAAAGTCATTAGCGTGTCCTATAACGGAGTTGTAAATTTGAATCCTGCCACAGCAGCCAACGGTTCCGGCGGGTCGGGTATAGAAACAAAGAAGGAAACTATTCTAGGTCAGTTCGATTGTCTTAACGGCGCTACGCTATCCACAGTAGCCCAATGCTTCGCAGCAGCTTTTCCTACCAACTCAAGTAACCTCGACATCTTCCAAATTATAAATGAAGGCGGCAACGTCTCCTACTGGCTGGACTATCTTGGCGTAGCGCACGGCGCTTAATCTGCGCAGCTATTGCGCTTGAGGGACTATTATGGCAGTAACACAAGTTGTTGTAGCAAGTCCGGCTGGCGAAACAATCTTTACCGACACCGCTATGGGCAACGCTCTTGATGCTGTCAAGGCGTCGTCCACTCTTTTGCTTTACGCCATTATTGACAATTCAGCTAACGGTGGAGCAGCCTCGTACGTTAAGCTGTTTAACGTCGCATCGGGTAGCGTCACCTTAGGTGTTACAGCGCCAGACGAAGTCATCTATGTTCCCGGAGGGGCTATCATAACTGTTCCGTATCTAACGGGCGCTGTGCTAGGAAAGACCTTCGGAACTGCTCTAACCGCAGCCTGCGTTACCACTGGTGGCACTGGCGGCACAGTATCTCCATCATCTGCGGTTAAAGTTACGCTAGCGTATGTCTAAACCTGACAAGATAATCGTCAGAGGATTCTCTAAAATCGGTACGATCATTAACGATGATCCCACTGATACTCATTTTACAGTTGAGTTCGAGCGCGTTCGAGTTCTGGTGGATAAGAAGACACAAACAATTATCCTGCCGACTAATTGCGTTACGATTCAAAACTGATTTTGTTTTCGCGTAGCACGAGCAAACGCGGACACATTAAAGCGCCAACGACGCGTGATCCGCGAGCGTTGACGTTCATAGGTGAAACATGTCTACACCATTTAATAACTGGCAGGTGAGCGGAACATATCCGTCAACTGTCGGCGGAACGGGAACAACCGCAAAGTATTTCCCGGCTCCATCAGGCCAGATCAACACAACCGGCACAGCACCTTCGGCTACAAACGCCGCTGGCCAGCTAGATGTTCCGGGACGTAACATTGTGAACGGACGTGCATTCGGAATCGTTGCAGCAGGTAACTTCGAAGTAGGTTCAGGTGGAGCTTGCCCGAACGTATTGATCGAAGTTGTTGCTAATACGGGAACGGTAACGTCTCCGTCGTACACGGTTATCATGACTTCTGGTCAGATTACGGCCCAGAACTTGACCGGCACATTCTATGACTGGTTCTTCGACGCAGAAGTTATCGGCTCGACAGGATCGGGAACATTGACCGGTTTGTATTCGGCTGTTATTGACGGCTCTGTCGTACGTAACAACGTTGTTTTGACAAACAACTTGTCAGGTCTTGCATTCGGTCCGACGGCGGCTCAGGCTCAGTCATCGAACCAGACTACGACTGATCCGGTTTTCGGATTGCTTGTTCGCGTAACGTTCTCAGTGTCAGAACCGGGCAACGCCGCAAACATGTACCAGTTCGAATTGTACTAAACCAACCTTCGGGGCGGCTAGAGATAGTCGCCCTTGATCTCAAGCTGGTGACGGCTCGCTTATGCAGCCTCGCAGCTTATATGCGAAAACCATAGCAGCGGACGTAAAAGCCCCCGCACATTTTCTAAGGAACCTATATGATACCGATTGGTCAGATGCCATTCGGAGAGGTCATCTCTTCAGTTAGAGACGTAGTTGTCGTGTTCACTGTTTTAACATTCGGTTGGAAAGTGCGAAGTTGGGTTCAGCCTGCTATAGATTTTTTCGATAATGCGAATCAGTTCATGGCAGATACACGCAAGGATATGCAGACTCTTTTGAATAACCACCTTTCGCATATCGAATCCGATTTAAGACATATGTCTGGACGAAGTCACGAACACGTCGATTCTTTAGCTGATACGTCTGAGGGAGACGATGCCATTCGTTAGCGCAGCACAACGCGGCTATCTTCACGCCCATCCGGAAGTGCTAGGCAAGAAAGCGCTGAAGGAGTGGGACGCTGCGTCTAAAGGCCAGCACGATCTTCCCGAACACGTTCATAAATCTTCGCCTTACAAGATGGCGCACGAGGTAAGGAAAGATGGCGGATAACTATCTAACCAACTCCGACCCTCTGCTTAAGGTTGTAGACGAGACTCCAGCGCCTAAAGCGCCTGAGCCTCCGAAGCCTCCTGTTGGATGGGATGCTAAGACTCCGCCGTCTTATAAGATGGCCCATGACGCGAGAAAGTAATGAACGAATATTCTAAGGCTCCGTACAGTCTGGTTAAAGATAGCAGGCCTTCTTCCAGCCCGTTTGTAATTCTAAACAACAAGCCAACCGATGTTCGTAAAGTTGTAACTCCCGTGAAAGGAAAAGATGGCCTATTCGAAGACACGGGAAAATATGACGAGATTTCTGAATCTCATTTAAGAGACACATTTGCAAAAATGTTTCAGTACGCCGACCCATGGTCCGGTGATTCTAGAAGTTTTGATCTTCAAGGCGATTACCTGTGTGAAGACTGCAACAAGTATGAGCCTAACGCCTGCTTAGCGGTCGAGGGAAAGATAAGCGGCGATCACGGAAGTTGTAGACACTGGGAAGATTTAGACGCCGGTGACGCTGAGCTAAAATTTGCTGAAAAGATAAGTAAAGATATGGCCGACTACGGAGAAACTCCTAGAGAGGGGTTTAGCTGTAAGCGTTGCGAATATATGACGCAAGCAAAGTCTCCTGATAGTCACGGCAGAAGCGGCTTTTGTAAGCAGGGCGCATTCAGAGTATACGGAGATGGATGTTGCGCTTTGAATGACACGAAGGGAATGAAGTCTTTTACAAGTTAGAAAGTTTGAAAGTTTGCAGGAGTCATTATGGCAAAGAAGCACAAGTTTTCTCACACGACCGTCGATCACCACAAAGACGGTTCGCACACGGTTACTCACCATCACGAAGACGGCCCGCACAAGGATGTTAAGCACGCTGTCCAGAGCCACGATGCTATGATGGACTCGATGATGGATCACACATCGTCTCCGAATCCGGGCGAGGCTGAAGCTGACATGGGCCAGCACGCAGTACCACCGGCGGTTGCCGGACCAGCCGGTCTTCCGATGCCGGGTGGAGCACAGTAATGGCACACAACCCATCTCTATACCGCGCTCTGCATCATCTTCGTAAAGGTGGATTGCATAGAGCGTTAGGTGTTCCGGAAGATAAGACGATTCCGGCGTCGAAGCTAGAAGCTGCGAAGCACTCAAGTAATCCGCACATTCAGCACATGGCTAACTTCGCGCACACGATGTCAACATTTAAGCACTAATAGGTAAGGTGCTCTGTGATTGAGCCAGCAATAGTTTTATCTGCGACTAGCCTTATTGCGTCTCTGTACGCAATATATGTATCTAGAAAGAACGATAGACGAGTTCCCGATATCGTTCAACCTGCCCCACCAGTTCAGATAGCTCAGTCTATTCCAACTAGATTGAATTGTGAGCCTAGAGAAAAATTTCTCTCTAAACAAGATAGACGCGAGATGATCGCATCTAAGGCTAGAGACCCAGAAGTTATTAATTCCAATAAGACGATCAGAGAGCGTCTTCAGAAAGGATCGGGTCTGATTGCCCCTTTCCGCCATGTTCGGATTGAGGAATCAGATGAGTGAACTTTCGAATTTGTTAGACACAGTTGACGATCAGAGAAGAGACCTAGACGTATTAGCTAATCTTATTTCTGTTCTCACTAACGAGAGTATTTCTACAAATCGAAAGTTAGATGCTGTGAAAGAAGAAGTTACTCAACTGCGAGAGTTTGTGAACCGGATTGTAAAGGAGATGGGTTTCGATGCCACTCGCCTAGTTCGCGATAGCTCATGCCGAGTTAAAACGTAATGGCTAACACCCGTGGCCCATTGAACTCAGCCGACCCGTCAACAAGCTTTATAGTCGGAGGAGTTTTTAACGCATCACCCCCTGCGCCAGCAGACCAGCAACCTTGTGCCCTACAACTAGACAGCCAAGGAAATCTTCTTGTTAACGTCGCTGTAGGCGGCGGCGGAACAGCTAGCTCGGTAAAGATTCAAGACTCTTCCGGAAACGTATTAAACTCTGACGGGTCGGGCGCTTTAAAGGTTGCCGTTATCTCTGGCGGTGGATCAAATCCGTCAGTAGGTCTTACCGGCGCTGCGGCTCCTACGTCAGCTACCGAAATAGGTATCATTGACGGAACCGGAAAACTTCAGGGCGTTTCATCTTCAAACCCCCTTAGAATTGATCCTACCGGTACGACTACGCAGCCGGTTAGCGGAACAGTATCAGTTACACAAGGAACTTCTCCGTGGGTAGTTTCTCTTTCGTCAACTACCATAACTGGAACTGTATCGGTTACACAAGGAACTTCCCCGTGGGTAGTAAGTAACGGTGGTACCTTTGTCGTTCAAGAAGCAACTTTAGATGCTGCACTTATTTCGCAAGAAGCAACAACCGCAGGCGTAAAAGGTCTTACGGCATTCGGGGCAGTAACAACAAATGCCCCATCGTACACAACTGCCAAGAGTGACGCTCTCTCACTTGATACGAGCGGATTATTGCGCATCAGTCTGAAGGACACACCGGCTAATACAAATAAGTTTTTAGTTACTGCCGACCCGATCACATTTGCCTCTCCGCAGCACGTAATCGTAGATTCGGGATCAATCGGAGTTACTCAGAGCACAAGCCCGTGGGTAGTAAGTAACGGCGGAACATTCGCAGTTCAAGAAGCGACTCTGGATGCGGCGCTTATTTCTCAAGAAGCAACAACAGCGGGTGTAAAAGGTCTTACAGCGTTCGGAGCGGTTACAACAAACGCTCCGTCATATACGACAGCTAAGAGCGATGCTCTATCGCTCGATACTAGCGGGCTATTGCGTATTAGCCTTAAGGACACACCAGCTAATACAAATAAGTTCTTAGTTACTGCTGACCCGATCACGTTCGCCTCTGCACAACATGTGATCGTAGATTCGGGATCAATCGGGGTCACCCAGTCAACAAGTCCTTGGGTAGTTTCTCTAACTTCAACTACTATAACCGGAACTGTATCTGTTACTCAGGGTACTAGCCCGTGGGTTGTCGCAGGCAATCTTACAAACAACAACGCCGCTCCCGGCGCTGCAAACCTTGGAGTTTTATCTTCTCTAGCGAATGCTGCCACGCCTCTATGGACAGAAGGTGATCTAGTTCTTTCTTCCGTGGACTTAGGCGGAAATTTAAGAGTAAACGTTAATGAGTGGGGTGGAATTCTTCTAGGCGCTCCTGCAAACTTCGGTGTTTCTCCGGGCTCTGTAGCTTCCGGAAACGTTAACGCTTCGTTGTTTCAAGGCGCGGTAGCAGTAAGTGCTAACGCCCCTTTGCAGGTAAATATATCTAACACCGGAGTTAGCGCGTCAACGGTTATGATAGATTTACTTCAGACTCTAATTACAGAAACTCGCGCAATGAGATCAGTTCTGGTCTATATGGTAACGGAAACGGGCTCAGTTCGCGACAGCGACTTTGATCCAGATAGCCTCGGTCTTCAAACTTTGAACTAGGAGTAGGTATGTCAAACATAGGTATACAGCAAGGTGCTACCGGAAAACAAGTAGGGCAGGTTCCTGTAGCAAGCGCCGGGGAATACGGTGAGATTCTAGTTAGCGAGCTTCAGGCTCGTTACTACGAATGGGCTTATCGAGGCAAGGTTTACACACTCAACAACGGATATGCGGGAACCACACTGGTCGCCGCTAGCGCTATCGGTCAAACGGCGTGGAACCCGGCTGTAGGATTATTCAATCCTCTTAACAGCGGAGTAAACCTAGTCATACTATCTGCAACGGCTGGTTTTCTTTCAGGAACACCGACCTCCGGTGGTATCGTCTGGGGCTTCGTAGCCCCTAACGCCGGTGTCACCGCTGCGGGCGGCGCTGGCGCAGTTAGCTTAGCTACTCTTGTTACCGGTGGTTCTATTGCTAAAACATTTGCTCAGTCTGCTATGACCGGTTCAGCCGCTTCGGTGATGCTAGAACCATTTCCAGTTACGCCTTTCGCTGGAGCTATAGCTGCCACAACTTCAAACAACCAAGTCTATCAAGAGATAGCTGGTCGTTTCATTGTGCCTCCGGGCGGAGTTATCGGAATAAGCGGAACCTTGGGTACCTCGACTGTCGTTCAAGCATCTCTTTCGTGGGCTGAGATAGCAATATAATGCCGCAAGCAATCACTATAATACCGAGTCTGTCCGGTGGTTCTAAAACATTCCATCTCGATAGCGCGGCTACAGTGAATGCCACGCTTATCAAAACAGGTCAGGGACAGCTAACCGGATGGTATGTCAAGAACACTAATGCGGCAGACAGGTATCTAGTTTTTCACGATATCGCCGGTACTCCGATTGCGGGATCGGGAATATGGTGGAAGATGGGTATTCCGGCTTCCGGCGCGGCTAACGCGCTAGCTGATACTGTAGCCATTCAGTTTTCAAATGGGTTGGCTATAACGACCGTCGTTAATCCGGCTGATTCAGATAATACAGCCGTGGCGATACACGATCTTATAATCAATCTCTTTTATAGGTAAATTATGGCTAAAGAAATTATAGCTTTAAGCACAAGCTCCAACGGCACAACTGTCTTTTATACAGTAGCCTTCTGGTACCCGATTACTTCCGGATTGAAACCGGTTTCTTCTGTCAGCCAGTGGGGCGGAGCGTCTGCCGCTGAAAATTCTGCTATAACTGCTGGATCGGTTATAGAAGAAGTTAACAGCTTTCAGTTTGCTATAGGAACACCCGTAGCGACCATCAAGACTGTTCTTCAACAATGGTGGACAGCTAGAAACACTCAACTCGGCGGCGTAGGACCGAACTCTGTCTTTGGAGTATTCTTTGATAGCGTTACGGGATGGAGCGCATAATTAATGGGCAGTATCACTCTTGCTAATCCAGTTAGCATAGGTAACCCTATCACCGGCTCTTCCGGCTCTTTTACGGTAACATCTAGTACCGGAAATCTTTTGATCTGTGCTATCGGCGGAAGCAGCGCGTCTAACACTATTACAGGGATTACCGACAACAAGCTTAACACATGGTTGCCTGTCGATAACAATGCGACAGATGTGACTGCCGGGCCGTCTAGAATATTCTACGTCAAGAATGCAATTACCGGGGTTACTACTCTACAGGTAACAGTGAGCCCTGCATCGAATTTTCTTAGCATGGTCTTTTATGACTGCGCTGGCGCGGATAGCAACGCCCCTCTCGAAGCCCACGCAATCTTAAGTAGTCAACCAGCTACTACTAACCCAGTTGGCCCCTCAATCACGCCGACTACAAATGGCGGGATCGTCGTGGTCGTACTTGCTACCGCAACTACAGCAACCGCTGTAGCTGCCCCTTTTACGCCAGCAGATATCATTAACGGCACGAGCACAGGAGACGGCATAGCACATAACCTTTATGCCGCAGCAACTAATTTCAATCCTAGCTGGACGCAGACATCAGGAACTTGGGATGCGTCTATCGCTGCATTTAAGCCGCAGGTAGCAGGTGGTCATCTTCTGTCTAGTTTAGGAGTAGGCGGTTAAAATAATCAAGAGGATAATATGCCAATAGAAAAATTGTTTCAAGAATTAGGTCGTTTGCACTTAGAGGTTATGCATCTTCAGGAACAGCTAGCGGCTGCAAAGGCTCTTTCCGCAATTGCGGCGCAACCTCCAGCGCCGGATTCAAAACAAGATTCAAAACCATCTGAGTAATCATGAAAGACTTTATTGTAAAAGCATTCTCCGATAACGGAACTCCTAGCTCAAGCCGACTGCTCTCGGCAGTCTGCACTCTAGCTGTTATCGTATGGGGAACCTACTTCGTATGGCATACCCGCGCTCTTCCCGACGGTTTGACTATGGGCGGCATGGCGACTCTTGCAACATCGCATCTAGGCGTTAGTAAAATTTCTTCTGCAATCAAGGGAGATTAAATGGCACACTCAGCGATTTTGTCTTGGACAGCATCAGTTGACGCGGTAGCAGGATATAACGTTTACCGTGGTACGAACCCTCCGGGTAACGAAGGCGCAACTCCGATCAACACATCGTTGATTACGGCTACGACATTCACCGACACTGGTGTTACAGCCGGGGAAAAGGTTGACTACGTTGTAACCGCTGTATCCAGCAGCGGAGTGGAGTCGGTCCACTCTAACGAAGTCAGCGCGGTGATACCTATCGCGCCGCCTACCTCACTGGCTATTACAGTTACTTAATTTTCTCAAATCCATTTTCCAGTTCTGGAAATGGTAATGTCGAACAGAGGCTCGCCCGCAGGCGAACGGCATTTCTCGCGCTAGGTGCTCTGTCAAGGATGCGTGAGAGAAGGCAACTCGATGAAAAAGCTTCTCGCGTTACTTTTAGCCGCTGTTCTATCAATAGGTTCTTATAAGGCACACTATCGTCTAAAGTCGTTCGAACCGGAAGCACGATCTGCATCCGGCGCGATATTCATGAACAAGGATGGTCAGCGCAGATTCTATTGCTCCGGTACCGAAATAGGAAAGACTAAGGATGGCGGCGGTATATTTTTGACAGCCCGCCACTGCGTAGCTAACACCGAGACGAATAAGATTTATGAAAATCTGACCGTCTCGTTTAGCGCCAACCAGAGCGGCCCTTTCTATGATGCAACGCCGATAGCTCTTTCTCTTACAGATGACTTAGCTTTACTGTATCTGAACGACGGCGCGGATATCCCGAGCGTTGCAGTTAAAGATGAGCGAAGACTTTCTAGCGGAGCGCCGCTATTCAATGTATCGTTTCCTCTAGGAAGCGGTAAGGCTGTCTTCCACGGCGAGTACATGGGTTCTTTCTTCCCGTCTCTGCCGTTAGAGATAATGGTTAAGTATACCCAGTGGATATACGCCATGCCCATGAACCTAACGATTGCTCACGGTTCGAGCGGAAGCGGTGTATTCAGTCAAAGTCAGCACGGGCTTGTAGGCGTTGCCGTAGGAACTTTCGAAGAGGGAAGCTACAACATAGCAATACCGGGCGACCGCGTTCTAGACTTTTTAAATGATCTTAAGGATAACACCGTAGAGAAATTCAAATACGCTTATCCCGAGCAAGAAGAATCTCTGTTAGATATTTTATTCGGGAGTCACAATGGCAGCAGGTAAATCTGTAGACAGCATCTTGTCAGACGCTAAGGCGGCTGTCCAACACGCCGAAGAGACATCTCGATTGAATAGCCCGGCTCCGGTTCCTGTCCCAGAAGGATTAAGACCGCCGCCAAGTGCCCCTAAGAGCGCTCAACATCAAGCGCCGTATTCTTTGGCGCACACTCTTAGATCGCACAAATCCGACGTTGATAAAGCCCTAAATGAAATAGGGAAATAGCAGTAAGAGGTTATAATGCCGTTTACACCCGAACAGAAGCGCGAAATACGCGCTCTGGAGAAAGTAAGAAAGAATCTAGTACCGCAGTTTTATGAAACAGCAGTAGCAAGAGACGCAATAGCAGGAAAGAATAGATTCAAGTCTGAAGTTCTAGATCAGCTATCTCTCGCCAAGATGTTCACCGGCGTAGAGTGGAAAGAGACGCAAGAAGAAGATGATCGTCGTACGTCTCCAGCTAACAAGAAAAAGAAGAAGGTTATTAACCCTTCTGCTCACGGTTTCTTCGGCGCTGAAAAGCCCGTACACGATACAATCGAAGACCTTCAGGCTGCGTTCGACAACTGGCTTGCTCTGAGAGATCGCGCTAGAAAGGATTTGTTCTGGCTGTGCGAAATTCTCGGAAAGGATGTTATTCCGGAAGTTCACCAGATCGTATGCGACCAGTTTGTTAAGAAAAACTTTGACAGTGCCTTCCCGGAAGGCTACACGATCAAAGACGTTCACGAAGCCATAGATAGGCAAGAGCGTTTCGATGAGCGCGGCGTCCCGACAAAGGAGATGATCCTTCTCGACCCCCGTGGATTCTACAAGTCTACCATAGACGGGATCGACGCGATTCAGTGGATGATAAACGTCCCTGATATACGAATATTTTTAATTACCGGAGTTTACAAACTCGGTATCGGATTCTTAAAAGAAATCAAGGGTTATCTGTATCTAGCCGACGGTGCTGAGCCGACTGACTTTCAGTTTCTATTCCCCGAGTATATTGTCAGGGGGGTAGACGGAACCTCGAAAGAACCTTTGCTTCTAGACGTAAGGAAGCATACACAGGTTGCTCCTACAATCTGGGTCAACTCTATTGACTCAAGCTTGTCAGGAAACCACTGCGACGTTAAGAAAGGTGATGACGTTGTAGACGACTCTAACTCAAATAGCGAAGAAGTTCGTATCGCTTTGAAAGAGAAGTTCGACGGTACAGACAACGTTCTAGACCCTTGGGGATTTTCCGATAATATCGGTACGAGATACTTTCCTAACGACTGGTACGGTACCCGTCTAGAAAGCTATCGACAAGACCCGCAAGAGAACGCGATTAAGTATTTCTGTCGCGCTTGCTGGATAGTTAAGCCAGAGTTCGTGGAAGTTCCGCTAAAGGAACTTACCGCAGACATGGTGGTTGTCACCTTCCCTCAGAAGGAAAACTTCAACAAGCTTCGCAAGAAGCTATTGAATAACGAGAGAAGCTTCCGCTGCCAGCAGCTTAACGAGCCCGCCGGTCTGGATAAGGACGACGGCTTCCGTGTCCAATTCGATGAAGACGCGCTAAGGGCTCACATGATCCCGACGGCGAACGCCCCTAAAGATGGAGACGTTTTCATCTGTTGGGACTGGGCGCTATCAGCAAACAAGTACTCAGATTTTTCGGTCGGAGTAGCTGGCCGAGTATATTTCAAAGACGGTATCTGGGGCATCTGCGTTCTAGAGATAATCTACGGGCGATGGCGTGCATCGGAGCTAGCTCTTCAAATAGTTTCATTCAATAAGAAGTGGAATCCCAAGAAGACGTTAATCGAAAAGTCAAGCGGCGCGGAGCTACTTAACCTTGAGATTGCAAGGGTAGCTGTCCGTTTTGACGCAACGTTGGATATCTTTTGGAAACCACCGGCGCTACAAGAGAACGCAAAGCGCAATAGGATTAAGGGACTCGAATCGCTATTATCCGATAACAGATTGTATTTCGTTGTCGGGGCATGGCTCGACGAGACCTTCTCTCAGCTTACAAGATACACCGGAGAGAGGAAGAATCGCGGTCGAAAGGATGACATCCCGGATGCCCTTTCGTATTTGTCATTCTTCTTGCCTACACCACTCGACGGATCAAAAGATTCCGAAGAGATGCAGGCTCTCGTAAAAGCGCAAAAGGAACAGAATTTGCGCAAGCGAAAATACGAGATGTATTTCGGTGGGCCACAACAAGTCCCGCCTCCGGTTGACGCGCCGCAAGTTCAGCGCAGACCGGGAGACATATTCGGCGGTAACGGTATGAGGGCATTGTGAGCGAAGACCTAACAGCCAAGCAGAACGAACTATACATCGAGCCTGCGGCAGAGATTACCGAAGACAATCTTTCTAAAGATGAAGAAACAGGTATTTGGGAATATGATGATCGCGCTGCGGTTAAGCTAGTTCTAGATGATACAGCAGTAGCCGATAACTTTGTTAACATCAATCAGTGGGCCGCAGGGTGGACACTCGCTGATACCATATATCAGTCACCGGCGTCAGCCTCGGCATTCGACGGCGGAAACGTTGGACAGGCTAACGTTCCGAAGTTCATCGTATCGAATCACATTAGCAGTATCGTTCCGAAGCTTATGGGCGGAATCTTCTATGAAGACCCTCCGTTCACATTGCGTCCGCTTCCGGGAACGACTCAAGAAATAATACGCGCTAAGACTGCGCTCTTCTCTGCTCAACTTGGGCAGATGAAGTTCGAAGAGGAAGCAGAACGCGCTTTAGACCAGATGGCCCTTCTAGGAACCTGCATTATGAAGTGGGGTTATCTAGAACACAAAAAGAAACAGAAGACCTACCGTCGCAAGGCGGCTCAGATAGTCGAGACGAGCCCGCTAGACCAGAAGCCGGTATTGATTGACACCCCGGATTCGGACGAAGTGGTAATCGAATATATCGAGAAGTTATACTCTCGTCCTTGGATTAAATACTGTGACATACGGTCGGTTCTGGTCGATCCTTCGACTCGCGTCGGGGATATTCGCAACGCTAAATGGGTTGTCTATAGAGACTACGCAACATATTCTGATCTGGATAACTTGCGCGGTGTCGAAGGTTACGACATTCCAGAAGAGCTTGTCCTAAGAAGCTTCTTCATGAAGCCGGTATCAGCGGGCGGGGATAATATATCGCTTACGATTCCGGAAGCAATGCGCGGATATATTCAGCACGCCGTTCCTAGAAACCACAAGACATCGGCAGACTTGCTTGAACAGCCGATGGAAATTCTTGAGCGTTGGGACAATGATCGTGTCATTGTTGTGCTGTCATTCAACGGTCACAACATCTTGATTCGTAACGAAGTCAATCCATACGGGAAAATCCCATTCTTATCTGCCAACTGGAGAAACATTCCGGACGCATTTTACGGGCAGGGACTTGGCCTTTTGATCGGGAGTGAGCAACTCGTAGAACAAGGGGTCACGAATCTAGCACTCGACTTGTTGTCTTATGGGCTACAGCCGACTGCCGTTCGCAAGAAAGGTTTCAATACACTAACTCAAAACACTCGTTGGGGTCAGGGTAAGATCATTGACGTTGACGAGGATGTTGACAAGGCGTTTAAGTTTTTGCAGATGCCTCCTGTGCCTGCCGAAGCGTGGCAGTTCATTCAGCAAGCTCAAGCATCCGCTGCCGCTACATCAGGCGCTAACGAGCAGGTAATTCAGGGCGCAGGCGCAGCAGGAATCAGATCAACCGGTATGCGTTCGGGAACGGGCGCTGCCGCCGTTGTTCAAGCTAACGCATCTCGTCTAGACGGTCCGGACGGACGATTCATTCGTCAGATTTTCGTCCCGTGGCTGTACCTGATGGATGAACTTAACAACGACCTTCTACCGACTTCTGTTCTTCGTGACACATTAGGCGAAGAGCTAGGAGAGGCTTACAAGGTAGATCACATCGAATACAGAAACGCGAAGATAGAGTACGAAGTGCTAGCTGGCGCTCATTTGGGCGCTAAGAAAGAAATGGCACAGGCTCTACCTTTAATCATGCAACTGTTGAACAACCCAACCTTCGTTCAGAACATTACGGACGGCGGCTATATGTTCGACGGTGTTGCTATCTTCAAGGCGTTCGTAGATGCCGCTGGCTGGAAGTTCAGTCAGGACTTCTTACGCAAGATGACACCGGAAGAAAAGCAGAAGCATGATGCTAACTCTCCCGCCGCATTGCAGGCGCAACAGATAGGAGCGCAAAAGCAATCGCAGCAGGCCCAGTTCGAACAGCAAGAAAAGCTAGAAGACCAGAAGCAGTTAGGTAAAGCTACTGCCGAAGTTACCCGTCAGGCTATATCTCACGGGCTAGCTAATCTAGAAACCGAAGGAACACCCGGCAATACCGGCTTCGGTGACACGACCGCATTATAATCGATAGGGGCGTTATCATTTGACGCCCCTTTCTAAATAGGAGTACCAATGGCAGAAGCGAGACTACCAATTTTAAGAGACGGATTAACGTTACCAGAAAAGATAATGCTGGCTAGCTTGACGAGGCATGTCGGTTTTCCTGTTCTCGTTAAGCTGATCGATGCAATGTGTGAAGAGGCTGTCAAGAACGTAATAAAGCTTGACCCTGAAAAAGATATTCAGAATTATGAAAAGCTTCTCTCGGTTCGGCAGTTGAAGAGTCGAACGACTCATGAAAATGCCCGAGACCTAAGAGACGCAGTTCAGTACCACATAGAATCGGCTGGCAAAGCTGCCACCGAAGATTTGGACAATCAATTACAGTTAGGAGAATAAGATGTCTACAACACCTGCGTTGACACGAGAATCATTTCTCAAGATGTCAACAGAAGATTTGAAAAAGATCGTTCACGATCCGGCGAAGCTTGCTGAAGCTAATTCCATTCTGAGCGGCGAAGTAGTTGAACCGGTTGTTACAGATGACACTGTAGTTGATCCGGTCGTCGATCCTGTAGTTGACCCGGTTGTTCCAGATGACGCGACTAATGCAGAAGCAGAGCGTGTAGCAGCAGAAGCAGCCGCAGCAAAAGTTGAAGCTGATAAGGTTGCAGCAAAGGCCGCGCAAGACGCAGCGTACAAAGCCGCTGGCGTAACTGTTGAAACAGACAGTAGCGGAAATATTATAAAGATTATCAAGACCTATCAGGCTCGCGACGAAGCGGGCTTACCAATTGGTCGTCCGACATACCTTGAGGCAAAGGACTGGCTTGAGCTATCTGTCAAGCAGCAGGCTGCTCACGAGCACGCCGTACGCTACGGCGAACGTGTAAAGAAGCAGACATTTACAAAGAAGAAGGAAGCATTACCACCTCCACAGACATTAACCGATACAGAGCTTATACAACTTCAAGAAGACTTGAAGAGTGAAGATCGGGACGCGGCAGCAAAGGCCGCTGAAAAGATTCGTCGAGATGACGAAGCTAAGAAATTCTTTGAGGCTGAACAAGCAATTGAAAACGCTCGTCAGGCTCAGGTTTCTTATAAGTTTTTGACAAAGCATGTACACGACTATAATAACTGCGAAGCGAACAACAAACTTCTATCTGACTACATCAAGGATAATCAACTTGAGTGGACAGAGAACAGCTTGGAGGCCGCTCTTATCGCGGTAGAGTCGCAACTTGCTCCTAAAGATACACCCGCGCCTATAGTACCGGCAAATCCGGCACCAGTAGCGCCCGCTCCTGTCGCGCCTCCACCAGCGCCAGTAGCACCACCGGCACCGCCAGCAGCGCCTAATCCTCCAGCGCCGCCAGCGTCACGTCCGGGAGTCAACGGTGGGCTAGTACCCGGCACGCAGTCAGCGCCGCGTCCATCTAGCCAGCCGAAAGGACTCACAAAAGATGATGTTATCAACATGCCGAGAGAAGAATTCAGGCGCAGGATGAAAGACCCGAAGTTTGTAGCAGCCGTTAATGCGCTACAGATTAAGAACGGTCTAAGTCAGCGCACTCTTAGCCAGTAATAACGCATCGCAAATTTAGCGTGGGAGAAAGACTATGGGCACAGGTCCATCGCCATCAGCAGCAAACGTAGGAAACGTCCTAACGGCTCAGGCAGTCCTGTTCGATAAGGAACTGATCCCGAACCTAAAGGGACAAACTGACGCTTTCGTAAGCGCAGCAGAACGCCGTGTGCAGGGATTGCACATGGGTATCAACCGTACGTTCTTCCAGTACAACACCTTGAGTGGTGATACTGTGCAGAGCGCAGACGGTACGGTAGGTGCTCCAGAATTCGTTTCCCAGATCAGCGCCCCGGCGCAGTTGGGCGAATGGAACAACTACACGAATTTCTCGGCCTTCGCAATCGCTTCGTCGATTGACGACTTGGTTGGAAATTCGGCTCAAGAATTGGGATATCAGGCTGGACAGTCGATCTCAGAACTGTACAGTTCGGTAGCCGACAGCGCGGGCGCAAGCTCAGTTGACAGCAATGTTAACCAGAGTGCTTTGTTGTCGTCTCCGTACACGCTTGACTTGGCAACGATCCGTGAATTGAAGCAGCAACTTGTTTCGATTGACGTTCTGCCTTGCAAGAAGGGACGTTTCTGCGGCGCAATCAGCCCGAACGTTCTAGGTGATATCTACAACTCGACCACAGTTAACAACTCGATTGTTGACTTCTGGAAGCAGTCTCCAAACGCCGAGAAGTTCGACGAAATGGCAGGCAGCGACCAGACGAAGGAGATCATCCTTCCGGGTACAAACATTGCCTTCCGTCAGACACCGTTTGTGACGAAGACAAGCAACTACCAGAGCACGAACCACACAGCATACCGTACTTACGTATTCGGTAACTACGCTATGATCGGTGTATGGCTAGCTGTTCCGGGCGACACAGATTTGGACGACGGAGACTGGCGCACAATTGATTGCCGCGTTGTGACAGATGCTCCGATGTCATCATTCGATCCGACAGCAACAATCGGCGGATGGTGCTCGTACAAGTTCCACCAGACCGTAACTCTTCCACCGGCTATCGGCGCTAACACGCAGCGTATCCGTTGGATTGATTCGGTTCCGGCGATCCAGTAGTCAAACCAATTCAAGGGGCGAGATCAATAAAGGTCACGCCCCTTTATTTTAATATAATAGGAGTACAATGAGACAATTTCAGATTCAAGGTTCAGACGTAGACGTTATTACGAGTCGTCACAATATCAAAGCAACGCAAGAATCTATCAAAGCCCTTCTAGCAAACGGCACACCTAATTGGGTGAAGTGGCCGGAAGACTATAAAAATTTCGTCCGTGAGAGCTTCCAAGAAGATAAAGAACAATCAGATGCTATGGTCTCCAGTTATAAAATGGAAGATCAACATATCCTGACCAACGCCGTAGCGCGTAAGGTCAACCCGATGGGAACGAGAGACTTCATTTTGAAGCTCCGTAAAAACGGCGTCCGTTGTTTCACCGTGGATAACGGGATGCCTCAAACGGTAGGTCTCTGGGCGATGCGCCCGGATAGACCGAACCCGCTATACGTTTGTTATTTACAGATTCCAGCGATGTACGAATGGTCTCTGTTGAGATTAGACCACCACGACCTTCCCGCCGGGGAGCGTTTCCGTGGCTGGCGCACCGTTCTGTCACAAATTATCGCTAAGAAGATTCTGACAGAGAAGAAGTGCCATCAAATATTTGGTAAGCCGACGGAGAGTATCAATGGCCGTCGTTACCGCGAGACCCTGTATAACTACCGCAACGGCCTAGGCTGGAACGGAAGCGAATACGGAGACAACTGACTCGACAGTTAATTCGAGATGACTCCTGCCAGTACGCGGGGAGTGGACAGCCCAATTGTAAGCGGGCATAGAGGATAAGATGAACGAAACGTTCGATCCAAGAGAGGCTGCTAGAGAGGCAGCACAGAAGAGAGCAGCAAATACTGAAGCCCCGGTAGCGCAAGCACCCGTGGCTCCAGCGGCACCGGCAATGACAGCAGCAGAGCAGATGAACGCTCAACTTTTGCAGATTCTTATTCAGCAGCAAGCTCGTTTAGCTGCTAAGGATCAGCAGGAAGAAGAAGCTCGTCTAGCTCGTGCTAAGCAACGTGAGAAGAATTCGCAGGATCATACGGCGAAGGACTTGCTTCGTCAAGCGCGTTGCTCACACTTGAAAGGTGGACGTAAAGGACCGCGTAGTCAGGTTCGTGACTATGCCGTTTACATTCACACATACATTGACTCTCACTACGAGATTCGATGTTTCATTTGCAAGATGATCTGGAAGATTAACGATACAGCCGAATTCTTGGTACGTCGCGGCAAGAAGATTGCCAACCACACTAAGATGGGCTGGTTCGAAGCATCGAAGATGCTAGAACAAACAACGAACACCCCGTCGAGTTCAGAAATTCCGATGCAGGCAACTCCGCAGGCGGCTCTGGCTCAACTAGAGAACGATTAACCCAACTACTATCCACGGCTTTCCGGTGTGCCGAAAACACCGGATCATTTTATGGAGACTGCTATCCTTTCCTCACTCTACCTTCCTCATGTGCGACTAATCCTTACAAATCTTTTTGAGTTTTAGTTGCGGAGAAATTTTATATGAGCAGAGTATTTACGGAAGGAACCTCTAGTTCTGTTGCTATTGCGGCATCGGCATCTATTAATAATCTTGCTGCGTTTACGTATGCCGCATGGATTTTTCCTACCGCCGGTCCAGACCCGAATCTTAATTATTCTGTAATCACCAGTAAAGACCCAAACACCTCTGAAATAGAGATGTGCTTTAGTAGTCAGGCTCCATCAACCAACGCCTTAGTAGGTTTAGGATTCAACAACACCGTTGATGCGTTTTCTGCATCTGTTGATAATACGATTGTTTTAAACGTCTGGCAGCGCGTCGTGATGACGTTTGATTTCAACGGAGATAAGAAGTTTCATCTATACAAAAACGGAGTTGAAGTAAGTTATAGATCGCAAACTGCTCTTACCGGCAGTCAGTTTAACGACTCTGGCGGAAACTTTTACGTAGGCAACGGACAAGCAAATGACATATTCGGCGGAAGTATAGCCGGTGTCAAGCTGTGGAATACGGCTCTTACGGCTCTTCAAGTCGCAGCCGATTACGCTGGTACAAATGTTCTTCCGGGCAATCTAGTAGACTCTTTAACTTTTCTTACAAATCAAGGAGCTACCGAGCCCGATGTTAGCGGCAATAGTAATGTCGGTGTCATAACAAACGCAGCATTCAGTTCTAACAATCCTCCGGTGACAACTATGCCTTATAGCGTACCAGATTGTCGTACTACGAAACCAAGTAGCGCAACGAGCAGGAACGTTAACGGAACTTTAACGTACGACGTTCAAACAAGTTCTAACCACGCCATTCCGCCTGTAGACAGTCGCACTGCGGGAGCGCCGGTTGCTTGCGGAACATATCCTCAGAACTCTAGAACTCCGGGAACTTTCGGGCCGGGTGAATAATGGCTAACAGTCAGAGCACGGTTACACTACAACAGATTCTTGATATCTGTAATGCGTTCGGAGATTGCCAGCCGACTTTAAACGCCGGTGGTTCTCAGAATCAACCGTTCTTGACGTGCTGTAACGATGTCATGAATGCTATATGCGCGGTAAACTTTCCTCATAAGTGGAACGAGCTTAATCTTCCGTTTTTCTATACGAATTCTTTGCAACAGGACTATGCTATTGTTAACTCGGATGGGTCGAGCGTAACGAGCTTGTCGTGGCTTGAGCGCGGCGTTGCTATCGACATCAATAACACGTCTAAGCCGAAGTGTTATCGATTCGTTGAAGTCGGTCGTCAGTTACCTCAGCAGACAGGATCGTGGTACAACTTCGGAACGCAGATTCCCTTGTTCGTCGTTAACTGGTTTCCGAACTCTACCCTATATTACGGACAGTGGGGAGCAAACGATACCGGCTCAGGAACATTTGGAAACAATCCGGGACCGGGATCGATATATACGAATCCGCAAGGCGCTATATTGACGGGCGCATCTTGGGCGGCAACAGCCGGTGGTCAGATTACATTCGGTTTGAACTATATTCCTAACGGAACACAAAATGGAAGCACTCTGGTAGTCAGTCAAGCTTCTCCAGCCGGATATAACGGCTCGTTTACGGTTGTAAGCGTATCGGGCTTGAACGTAGTTGTTACCGCTACCAGCAATCCGGGAGCGTATCAGGCGGGCGGAGTAACCGGAGCGCCTAACTCGATGCCGTCGAATCCGATCACTCAGATCAAGGATGCTAACGGCAATCTTCTTTTGCTTACGACTTATGGAACGGAAGGAACGGCTGCGCCGATTTTAGCTGCTAACTCAGCGCCGGGAACTACGGTCTCGGGAACGGGAGCGACAACAGTTTGGACGGTAGTTGATCCACAAGGAAGCGGGTTCCGTATTTCTCCCGCGCCTAGCACGACCGGCAACGAGTGGCAGATCAGGTTGGTTGGCCAGATGAAGCCTGTTCGTTTCACCGGTCTTGGACAGACGATATACCCGCTACTAGACGAGTACGAAACACATTTCAGAATGGGCGTCATAGCTCAGCTTTACAGATACAGCCCGTTGAAGGAAATCAGGGCGAAGTTCGAAGATGCTTGGAGATTGTGGCTTGTATCTCTTAATGATCTTCGCGCTCGTCAAGATAGAGAACTTGAAGAGAACGTATTCACTCTTGACCGTAGCGTCATGAGCGGCGGTGGTTATAGGAATAACACTAATCGATCATCTAGCGGATGGCCGGGACCGGCATATCCATTCTTAGGCTGAGGCGTAGTATGAAAGTAGTTGCATATTTTGTAAGGCACGGACAAACCGATCTAAACGCGGCCTCTGACTTTAAAGGCGAATTGCAAATTGGTCTGAACGATGAGGGCAAGAAGCAAGCAGAAAAGCTTGCTGAGTTGTTTAAGGGTAAGAAACTCAGCGCCGCTTTTCGCAGCGGTTTAAAAAGAGCGCAGGAGACTGCGCAGCCGATCCTATCTGGTAGAAATATGCGTCCGAGCACGACAAACGATTTAGATTCTCTAGACGTAGGTCAGTTTACCGGACAGCCTAAGAATGATAAGAACATGGATGAGATGAGTTATTACCAGAGTCATACAGAGGAAAAGATTCCCGGCGGAGAAAGCATAGATGAATTTAGGCGTCGAGTTGATCCTAAAGTTCTGTCTATTATCCACAAGGGCGAGTCGGCTGGTGCTCCGTCTATTGCTATTGTCCACGGGTCTGTTATTCGAGAAATTTCTCGGTTTATAAACAAGGATGAACACAACGGAGCCAAGATTAAGCCCGGCGGAATCGTTGGAATATTTAAATCTCCTAGCGGGTATACCGCTAAGGCGCTGTACAGAAAGAGCAACAAACCGGACGATGATCGCTTCGGGAGTTAGGAGCAACGATGTACAATCTTCAAAATTCTATGAACTGGGCGTTGCCATATATACAATACTCTCCGCTCTCAGCCGGAACCTTGGGCGAACCTGCGGTATCGACAGCTACCCTTATTAGAAATTCGTTGTTATCCGCTCCGCTTGCGTGGGCATGGAATCGTAAGGAAGACAGCAGCGTAACGACCACGGCGGGTATACAAGACTACACCGTTAGCCTAACCGACTTCGGATATCTAGAGAAGGCCTCTCTCACAGACAGTAACGGAAACATATACGAAATAAAGGATGTCTACAACAATCTTCCGCTATCGGCAACAACAGGATCGACAAATTCGCGCTCTCGACCGTTAGCCGTAGCCGTTCTTCTAAGCACTCCGGGCACGAGCATCAAGATTAGGTTCATGCAAGTTCCCGACCAAATATATACGGTCAACTTGACATACCAGATGGCCGCTGTTCCGTTTACAGCTAACGCTATCACGTCTTGCGCGAACGCTTCCGGCGCTAACACAACGTATACCGGAACGTTCACACCGTCGTTGTTTGTTGCGGGACAATCGGCGCTGATATCCGGTTTCTTAGCGCACCCACTTAACAACGGCACATTCGTAATTGTAAGCTGTACTTCTACGACTCTAGTTGTTGCAAACTCTTCCGGTGTAGCTGAGACGATACCGGCGTACGCTGTTAATGCCTCGTGGTTTCCGGTGCCGGATTACTACAGTGATATCTACAACTGGTTGTTTCTATCGGAAGCTTTGGCGATAACGGACGACCCAAGATCACAGACATACCGTCAGCGCGGAGTCGCTTCGTTTCTAGCGAAGGCCGACGGGTTAACAGAAATGCAGAGGAACGCTTTCATTCAACAGTGGTTGAACTACCAGAGAGAAAGCCAGTCAGTAACTTTGAAGCTTCAACAAGGCACACAGGGGCGTAGCATATAATGGCCGGTGGACAGTTTGAACAACATGGCGCACAGCCGCAGAAGCAGCCTCATTTCGTTCCGATATTTATAGACCGTACTTTTACCGGAATCTATACACAGCGCAATGCCCTTCACGACCCGTCCGACTTCGTAACGTCGAAGTTCTACGGCGGAAGGCCGGATGCGCTATGGCAAGGTTCAAACGTCGAACTTACAAATCGCTTGACTTTGCAACGTCGTCCCGGACTAACTCAGTTCTCAGCTGTGTTATGGCCTACCGCACCGCTACGTGCGTTCTCTTTCCAGCTTATTAACGGAACGATTCAGGTTATAGTTGATACCGGCTCGACCGGCTCTCTAGCTTTGACATCGGTTGATAACGCGGGTGGTGGAGTAACTGTCTATCACGGAACGATCACCGGCGGAGCATCTAACGCTTTCGTGGGATTGAAGTTTGTAGTTACCGGATTTACCGGCGCTAACAACAACGGAACATTCATTTGTACAGCTTCTACCGCGACAACGTTAACTCTTAACAACACTGCTGGAACGTCCGAGACAACGGCTGCGGCTGCAATTTCTTCCGGAGCAGTCTATGTTGACAACCAGAATGGGTCGAAGACACTTCTATTTGCTAAGAGTGCCGGTGCCGGACAAACATACTTCGTTGCCGTCGCGGGCGTTCTGTACATGGGAGACGGAGTTGATGTCAAGAAATACACTCCGCTCAACACAAACGGAACAGTCTGGGGTTGGGGCGGAAACGCGCCTGCAAGTCAGCCAAACGTCACAACGATAGAGGCTGCGGTATCCGCCGTATCGTGGCAAGCATCGACATGGTTCTCTACAATGGGAATCATCATAGATTCTAATAATAACGCAGAACAGTTAATTTCAGTTAACGCGGCGGGAACTAATTCGACACAGTTCGGTACGTCAAGTAAGGGACAACCGGCATGGAATCAGACACCGGGCGGATCGACTACCGACGGCTCTATTACATGGGAAAATAAAGGCCCAATCGGAACTTGGGCACCGAACACGGTGTTCGGCGGCGCTGGCTCTTTCGGAACTGCGTCCAATCCGGCTGTCATTTATGATGTCAACTCCAACTCGTATTTTGAAAATAGCCGCAACACTACAACAACATCAGGTTCAACTAAGCCGCCGTTTGCTTCCGGCCCCGGAAATTATTTTGACGGTGGATGTAACTGGGTTTGGTTAGGAACGCCGCAGGGAGCAGGCCATCTTGTAGTATCTTGGCAACCGTCAACAGCGTACGGAAATCCGCCAGCTGGTGGAAACGGTGGTTTTATAGTTGAACCGGCCAACCCGCCGGTAACTAACCAGACGAGCTATGCCCAGATGGTTACGACAGCCGGAACATCGGCAGCTAGCTATAGTCACCCCAACTGGTCTACGTCTACGGGACAGATAACCACTCCGGACGGAGATTTGTCATGGATTAACTTAGGCTCTTCAACATGGGCTCCGACAACTCCGTACGCCGGTTGGTCGAGTCCTACGAATCGCAACTTTAGCTGCGTCGTAGAGCCGACTACCTCTACATTGTGGGTTTGTATTACAACGGGAGTATCCGGCGGCACAACCCCGTGGGGAGTAGGACCACCGCAAACAATCTGGGTAGCCAACGCTGTTGTTCCA